GCCCTGGGCGGTGAAAAGTACCGTCCAAGCAACCTGCAGCGGGAGGGATCGAGCACAGAGGCCAGCATCCGGGTGACCATGAGCAACGGGCTGGTTGTCGAGCGCAGCGGGAAGAATGCCGCATTGAAAGTCATTGATCCATCGGGTGCCAGAGGCGGGCAAAGACTTCTGGATAGTTTTGTTGAGGAGCTGGCGCTGAACCTGCCAAAGTTCATGGCGATGAAAGACGCCGATAAGGCAGGCGTATTGTTGTCCATCATGGGCATTGCCGACCAGCTACAGGCCATCGATGCCGAAGAAAAGGCGGCATACGACGAGCGCACGATGCAAGGCAGAATTGCCGATCAGAAAGAAAAATATGCCGCTGAAATGCCGGAATGGCACGACGTGCCAGAGGAGCCTTTAACGCCGGCTGCACTGGTAGCAGAAAGCCAGTCCATCATGGCCAGGAATGCGGCAAAGGCAAATGCACGGGCAAATCTCGCCCAGCTGGAAAAGCAGGCCGCGGCAGCATGGCAAAAGGCTAAGGCAAAGGATCAGAGAATTGCCGAAATCAAAGCCATGTTGGCACAGGCTGAAATGGAATACGCAGAAGCATATACTGCAGCAATATCAATCACTGACGAGATTGAACAAGCGCAAGCTATTCCGATTGATGCCGACGAATCAACTGCCGAAATCGAGCGCAAGTTGGCTGAATTGGAAGAAATCAACAGCAAAGTCAGGGTGAACAGCGACAAGCAAAAGGCCATCGACGATGCCGAGAATGCACGTCAGGCTTATAATGTTCTGACTGCCAAAGTTGAGGAAGTCCGAGCGAAACGCCGTAAGCTGCTGGAATCGGTTGAACTTCCGCTTCCTGGTTTGGGCGTTGACAATGGCGAACTGGTTTATAACGGCCAGAAATGGGACTGCATGTCCGGGATGGAGCAGATTAAGGTTGCAGCAGCCATAATCCGCCAGCGTAAGCCGGAATGCGGGTTTATCCTGCTAGACAAGCTGGAAGCGTTCGATCTGGATCAGCTTTCCGCGCTGTCGGAATGGCTCACAGAAAACAACCTGCAGGCCATTGCCACCAGGGTATCGACCGGCGAGGAATGCAGCATCATCATTGAAGATGGGTTAGTGGCCGCGACCCAGAACGACGACCAGGAATTGGATTGGTAAGAAAGGGAAAAGACATGATTGAAGTCATCACAGGAAAACAGAAGAAGAAAGTCCGGGCTGTCATTTACGGCCCGGAGGGGATCGGCAAAAGCACAATGGCAAGCCAGTTTCCGAAACCTTTGTTCATCGACATCGAGGGCGGTACGCACGCTCTGGATGTGGCGCGAGTGCAGACCCCGAAGTCTTGGGCAGGCCTGATGCAGCTTCTTGAAGGGTTTTCCTTTGGGCATATTCCTTCTGGCTTCCAGACGCTGGTGATTGACACAGCGGACTGGAGCGAGAAGATGCTCAAAGAGGCTATCTGCCAGGAGGCTGGAGTGGCCGCACTTGGCGACGTGGCTTACGGCACGCTGTACCAGAAGTTGGGTGCAAAGTGGGGCAAGATGCTTGATGCTCTGGCGCTGATTGCCGAACGGATGCACGTGGTTCTGCTGGCGCATAGCCAGTTGAGCCATTGCGAAATCCCGGAGGAATCCGGCAGCTTTGACCGGTACGAATTGAAGCTGAACCAGTCATTCAAGGTCAACACTGCAAGCATGACCAAAGAATGGGCGTCGATGGTGCTGTTTCTCAATTACGAGGTCATCGTCGTTGAAACCGACGGCAAGGCCAAAGCACAGGGCGGACGCCGGGTTTGTTTTACCACACACCATGCCTGCTGGGATGCCAAAAACCGCTATGACCTGCCGGAAAAAATCCGGTTTCCGGAAGATGGCAAGCTGCCTGCTGAATTGGCAAAGGTTCTGTCCGATCTGGAAGCACCGGCGACCATTACACCTGCCGCACCTGCCGTACAGCCACAGAAGCAGCAACCTGCAGCACCGGCAGTATCGGCACCAGCAGCAACACTGGCACCTGCAGAACAGAAGCCGGAGTATCTGACAAAAGACAAAATACCGGCTGAAAAGGCACGGATGCTGGTTCAGCTTTCTGACCTGATGAAGATGAGCGACATCGGATTTGAAGCGCTCGACCGGTATTTGAGTAAGAAAGGAGTTGTGCCGGCTGGCACCAACCCGAGAAATTACAATGAATCCACCTTGCAGCGGATTATCAATGGCTGGCATGCTGTCAGCAGCAACATCAAAAAACAACAAGCATAAGGAGTAAAGACAATGGCCGAAAAATTAGACAGAGAATTATCATGGGATGACACCGTCGATGCGAACGCCGATGAGTTCACCCTGCTGGAACCAGGTGAATATGATTTTCAGGTACTGGGCTTTGAACGAGCGCGGTTCCCAGGGAGCGCAAAACTGCCGCCTTGCCCCCAGGCAAAGGTCAAGCTGCTGATCAATGGCGTAAAGATGGAGCACAACCTGTTCCTGCACAGCAAATGTGAGGGGCTGATCTGCGCCTTCTTCAAGGCTATCGGAGCGCGCAAATCCGGCGAACGCCTGAAGATGGAATGGAACAAGATTGCCGGGGCAACCGGGCGCTGCCAGGTCGGTATTCGCAAATGGACTGGCAAGGACGGTACCGAGAAAGAAAGCAACGACATTTCCAAGTTCCTGCCGGCAGAGGAAGTGACCGGGGCACCCGTTCAGACACAAGTTCAGAACACGGCGCCCGTTCAGGCTCCAGCTGCGGAAGAGGTTGTCGATGACCTGCCGTTCTGACGACGGCGATACAGGGAGCGGCTGCCCGATTTGCGGCTCTGCTCCCGATCTTCAAACCAGCTACCCTGCCACAGGTGTAGAGAACTGTCCAGAGGGATGTTGCAGGGTATGCTGGTATCATTGGGGGCGGGTTATTTCAAAAAGGGACGCAGGGAAAAATGGAATTGAGACCATATCAAATAGAGGCACGCAATGCCGTGCTGGAACAATGGAAGACGGGGCTTCGGAGCACGCTCCTGGTTCTTCCGACTGGGACAGGTAAGACAATCGTTTTTGCTTCAATCATCGAGCAGATTGTACGGGATGGCGGCAGGGCTTTGATCCTTGCCCACCGCGGCGAACTGCTCGATCAGGCGGCTGATAAACTGGCAAAAACGACGGGACTGGGGTGTGCCGTGGAAAAGGCGGAATCTTCCGCTCTGGACAGCTGGTTTAATGTCGTTGTCGGTAGCGTGCAGACAATGGCCAAGGAAAAACGGCGCAACGGGCATGATTTCAGCCATATCATCATCGACGAGGCGCACCATGCAATATCACCGTCATATCAGGCCATCATTGCAGATTTTCCGGATGCCAAGCTACTGGGGGTTACTGCCACCGCAGACCGTGGCGACAAGCGCAATCTGGGCGAGGTGTTTGAAACCCTTGCCTATGAGTATGCGCTGCCACGTGCCATTAAAGACGGATACTTGGTGCCGATCAAGGCACTGACAATACCTTTGTCAATCAATCTGGACGGGGTCAAGCAGACCGCCGGTGATTTTCAGGTTTCCGATCTTGGAACGGCCATTGATCCGTATCTGGAACAGATTGCAGACCGTGTAAAGTCCGAATGTGCAACCCGAAAGACGGTGGTTTTCCTGCCGCTGATTGCCACCAGCCAAAGATTTCTTTCCATGCTGCTGGCGCGGGGGATTTCAGCTCGTGAGGTGAACGGTGACAGCCGCGACCGTGCTGAAACGCTGGCGTGGTTTGACCAGGCCGGGAAGGGCGCGGTACTTTGCAATGCGATGCTCCTGACCGAGGGATGGGACTGCCCTTCGGCGGACTGCATTTGTGTCCTTCGGCCAACCAAGATCAGAAGCCTGTATGCCCAAATGGTGGGACGTGGAACCCGTCTGTTTCCCGGCAAGGAAGATTTGCTGCTGCTGGATTTCCTCTGGCACAGCGAACGGCACGAACTTTGCAGGCCGTCGCATTTGGTCTGCGATAATCCTGATCTTTCCAGGCGGGTGTCCGAGATCATGGCGGAGGAAAGCCAAGGCGAGGCCATTGACTTGCTGGATGCGGAGGAACAGGCCGAATCATCGGCAGCCGAGGAACGTGAGGAAAGCCTGCGCAAGTTGCTGGAGGAGCAGCGCCACCGCAAGCGGGCGCTGGTGGACCCGCTCCAGTATGAAATGTCGATTGGCGAGCAGCTGGAAAACTATTCGCCGGACATGAAAGACCTTCGGGCTTTGGCGCCACCATCAACCGCACAGTTGGGCATGCTGGAGAAATTCGGAATTTTCCCGGATGACGTGACTTGCCAGGGGCATGCATCAAGGCTGATCGAGACGGTACAGAAGCGACGTGCTGCCGGGTTGACTACGCCAAAGCAGATCAGGTTCCTGGAGGGACGCGGGTTTAACGATGTGGGGCGGTGGGAGTTCAATGATGCCAAACGGCTGATTGACCGGATTGCAGCCAACGGCTGGCGGGTTCCGAACGGCATAAGCCCAAAAACTTATGTTCCGGCTGGCCTTGACTTTCCCACGCTACGACCCTTGCCACAACTGCCAGCAGGGTACAAGATCATTGAGGAGCCGCCAACATTCATACACGCAGCAAAAATTATTGATGAGAGCGGAAAAAACAGGGGGTGGGTAAAGAAAGTGGATCTTCCAGAATATAAGAAACAGTATCCGCAGGTTGTTGTAAGCTATTCTGAATCCGCAGGAGGTGCATTATGAGCGATCTTACTGTGGCACGGGAGGCTTTGAAGCAGATCAATCCGTCATTGCTGGAATATGATGAGTGGCTCGCGGTGGGCATGGTTTGGAAAGATGCAGGAGGAAGTTTTGCAGAGTGGGACGCATGGAGTAAACAAGATACAAAACGGTACAAGGGAACGATGGAGCATAAATGGAAGAGCTTCAAAAACAACGGGGCACGTCCAGTAACTGTCGGAACTCTGGTAAAGCTCTGCCGCGACCAGGGGGGCAATGTCGAAACGCACGAGGAAGACGCCGGACGTGAACTGGCATGGGATGACGTCATAGGGCCGCGCGAAGTGCCAAAGATCGTCAGGCAGGAATGGCAGCAGGATGCCGATCTTCCCGCAGAACCAAACGGCAACTGGGACGGCAGAAAAGACCTGGTGAACTATCTCAAAACCATATTCGATTCAGAGGACAGGGTTTGTTATGTAACCGAATCCTTTGAAGTAGAGGGAAAGCTGATGCCGAGGAAAGGCGTATGGGACAGGACTGCCGGAGAGCTGATTGAAGCGATTAACAATAACGCTGAACTGGGATGGGCAATCGGTGACTGGAACGAAGCTGCAGGGGCCTGGGTAAGGTTCAACCCGCTGGATGGCCAGGGCTGTAGCGACAGCAACATAACCAGTCATCGTTTTGCGTTGGTGGAATCGGACGACATCAGTGTAGAGCGCCAGTATGCCATCTATAAGGAATTGGAACTTCCGATTGCAGCGCTGGTTCATTCCGGCGGCAAGAGCCTGCACGCCATCGTCAGGATCGAGGCACCAGACTTCAAGGAATATCAGAAGCGGGTGGATTTCCTGTATGATGTATGCAAGAAAAACGGTCTGGCAATCGACCGCAAAAACCGCAATCCGTCCAGGCTGTCCAGGCTCCCAGGTGTAACCCGCAACGGCAAAAAGCAGTGGCTTGTCGCCACCAATATCGGGCATTCGTCCTGGGCAGACTGGGCTGACTGGATTGCGGCACAGAATGACGACCTGCCAGAGGTGGAAACAGCGGCGGACTATCTCAAAAACCTGCCGGAACTGTCTGACTGCCTGATCGACGGGATACTCCGCAAAGGCCATAAGATGTTGCTGTCCGGCCCGTCAAAAGCCGGCAAGAGCTTCCTGATGCTGGAGCTGGCCATTGCCATAGCAGAGGGCAAGCAATGGCTTGGATGGCAATGTACCAAAGGCAGGGTTCTGTATGTCAATTTGGAACTTGACCGGGCAAGCTGCTATCATCGTATGGCGGCAGTCTATGAGGCCACCGGGTTTGAAATGAAACACGCGGAAGACATTGATGTTTGGAACCTACGAGGCAAGGCGATGCCGATGACGGAATTGGCGCCCAGGCTGATCCGGAGGGCGTTGAAGCGGAAATATTCCGCGGTCATCATCGACCCGATCTATAAGGTCATCACCGGCGATGAAAACGCCGCCGACCAGATGGCAAAGTTCTGCAACCAATTTGACCGGGTTTGTGCCGAATTGGGCGCGGCGGTGATTTATTGCCATCACCACAGCAAGGGCGACCAGGGGCAGAAACGCGCCAGTGACAGGGCTTCCGGCTCCGGCGTGTTTGCCCGCGATCCTGACGCTCTGATCGACATGATCGAGCTGGAAGTTACCGAGGCAATGCAGAACACCTATATCGGGCGGCAGGAATGCGACGCCATATCCGAGGCATTGGACAGGCAGGCTCCCGGCTGGCGTGATGACTGCCCCATTGATGACCAGCAGGTAATTGACAAGCTGGTGAAGTGGGCAGAATCAGCCGGATTTGGCGACATCATCCGGGCTGTCAGACCTGCAGTCAGGGAGGCAGCAGAGGGCGCCACAGGCTGGAGGATTGAGGGTATTCTGCGCGAGTTTAGGCCATTCAAAGCGCGGCAAATTTGGTTCGCATATCCGCGTCACACCATCGACGAAAACAGCATTTTGGCCGATGCAAAAGCAGCCGGTGAGCTTCCGCAAAGACGAACAAAAGACGAGGCAGTAGAGGATAGAAAAGCCGAAAATCGGGAGCGTTACGAGGCCGCTTTTGAGAGTCTGCAATCGCTATCGCCGAACGAACCGATCACTGTAAAAGAGTTCGCAGAATATCTCGACAAGACGGAAAGGGGCGTTCAGGACTGGATAAAAAGGAACCAGAAAGAAACCGGGTTGAGGTTCAAAAAAGGCATTGTGTTTTTCAAAAAGGAAGATAGCGAAGATAATTAACAATCTTCCGAAAATGGAAGGAAGATCGTTAACAATGTTCCAAAAACGGAAGAGAAGATACCTACTACAAGTAGTAGTATATGTGCGGGGATGCGTTGGGGACATGGGGCTCCCGGCTCCGCCCCAATGTACCCAACAACAGCACCCCACACACCGCACCGCGCGCGAAAAAAAAAGAAAGAAGAAAGGTAAAAAAAATGACAAAGGAAATGACCATGACAAAGACAAAGACAAAGGCA